TTTCTGGAAACCAAATGTTTGGTGCAGAAGTAGTTAGACCTGAAGCAATTATACGTTTAGTAGAAGAAGTATCAGCTTAATAAGAAAGGGGGTTAAATTATGACCTTCTTTACAATAAATGAATTTTCAAATAAATATAAGACTTGTCAAACTCCAAGTGAGTGGCAAATAGAACAAGCTTGTGAGATGATTTATTCTCAAGTAGGTTTACGTTATCGAAACCCTAACTGGCAAGTAGATAACGTACCTACTGCTATTAAAAATGCAAGTATGGAACAATTAAGGTTCATATTAGAATACGATATTCCATTAATAGACTATAAAGATAGAGTTAAGGCAGGAGATATGGAATCAACTTTATCAAGTGATTACTCTACTCTAGCTTTAAGAATACTAGGAAATGCAGGTTATCTTAATCGTGGAGTTCCAATTAACTACAATATGGGTTTAAGGATACCATTTTAGATGTTCTTAACAAATGCAATGAAAGGTACTTTAAAAAAGTATAATCGAAACGGAACGGGAGTTTACGATGATGAATATACAAAAGAAGTACCTATTAAAATATGCCCTTATAATCAAGATGTTCGTGTAGCATTTGGAGTATACACTATTCCAGAAGCTGAAGGATATTATATTGTTAAGTCTAATACTGATGTCCAAGAAGGAGATCAAATAACATTTATGAATAAGACTTATACAGTTATAAAGGTAAAAGATAATTGGATATGGAACAAGATAGAGAATTATACGGTGGCAGTTAGATAATGGATGTAAGTTATGAAATAGACTGGAACAAAAAAACTAAACGTGGTTTAGAAGTTCTACCTGATGAAATATTATATTCGATAGCAAAACAAACATTAGATATAAGCTATCCTAGTATTCCAATGAGTAATTTAGTAAACCACGCAGGTACATTAAGAAGGGCATCAATGTCAGGTGGAGTAAAAGGTGGAAATGGAGATTACTATATTGGTTCTTACACAAAATATGCTTCAAAAGTATGGAGCAGGGATGATGCAACAACCAATTGGACTACTCCAGGAACACACTCACAATGGTATGCAAGAACTTTACAAAAAAAAGGACAAGTTATACTAGACAATGCTATTAATCAAACGTGGAAGGAAAATATGTAATGGATATAACTGAAAAGAATTTAGTTTTAATATCTTATATACAAAGTCTATTTAAAGATTATCAAGTAAAAGCCGAATTCTCTACTAACGATAAAGATAAAAAAGTTATCGTAGTACAAGAGCAGTCTGGAATAAAAGAAGTATTCTATGGAGATATAACTCCACTATATAACTATTATCAAATAGGAATATGGGGTTTATCAATAAGAGATAGCAAAAATGTTGCTACAAACATAGGAGAATTAATAGGTAAACATATAACACTTACCTATAATAATAAAAAATGGCAGATTATATTTAGTCAATATTCTAACCCACAAGCAATAGAATATATGGATATTCGTAGAGTTGAATATAGTTCAATTTTACGATGTGTAGTAAATCAAATTGCTTAAAGAAAGGAGCTAAAATGAACGAATATTTTGTAAGTAATCGTGATGTCATTAAGAACTTTAGTTTTAATACAGGAACTTCAAGTACACCAGTATACACAAATATGTGTACTGCTACTGAACTAGCATTAAATACAAGTTTCACTGAACAAACTTTTTCAGTATTTTGTGATGCTTTACAAAGATCAATTAAAACTGGAGTAGCAATGACTATCGAAGGAACAATAAAAATTGATGTAAACAATGTAGCTATTCAAAAAGTTCTAGGAGATGTTGGAACACTAATATCAAGTGGAACAATATCACAATTTAATAATCAAATGGTTAAATTTGATTTATTAACAGGAGTTGAAAATAGTACATTAGAATATACAACTTACACTTGCAATGTATCTTACCAACTAGAAAGTCTAGGTGGAAGTGCAGAAGATGTAGGAGAATTTGCAATAACTATGACAATTAACGGAACAGGCACTGCAAGTGCATAGAAACTCTATAAGGAGTTAGGGGTTTTACTCCTAATTCCTATTTTTTTACAAGAAAGGAGTTGAGAAAATGAATCAAGCTAATGGTGGAAATGTAATATTTCACTTTAAAGGTAATACCGATGATATGGAAAAGAAAAGTCATCATTTAGGACAAATCTTTAAAGACACAGGAGTATTGCTAGGTAAAACAATGATAGCAGGAACTTTAGTAGCAACTGCGGCTATTTCAAAGTTTGTAAAAGATGCTAGTCAGTCTTTCGCCGAATTTGAACAATTACAGGGTGGACTTGAAGCAATGTTTGATGGAAATGCCGAAGCAATAGAAAGAATTACACAAACTAGTCAAAATGCTTATAAAGACTTACAAATGAGTCAAAACCAATATTTGCAGTCTTTCGAAAGTTCTTATGCAATTGTTAAAAATGGTTTAAGTGATGAAGCAGATGCTATTGAATATACAAATAAAGTTCTACAATTATCAAGTGATTTATTTAATACTTATGGTGGTAGCACTGAACAATATTCAAATGCAATTAATTGGGCTTTAAAGGGAACTTTCTCATATTTAGATAACTTAAATCTAGGTATTAAAGGAACTCAAGAAGGTTTTGTTGAAGCTGCTAATGCAAGTGGAGTATTAGGTAGAGAAATTCAAAATGTAAGTGAACTAACAAATGATGAAATAGTAGATGTTATCCAACATTATGCCGAAGAAACAGGTGCTTGGGGAAGGTCTACTGCAGAAGCAAGTAAAACTATAGCAGGATCACTTAATATGACAAAAGCAAGTTGGAGTGATTTAGTAAATGAATTTGGTAAAGAAAATGGAGATGTAGAAGGTGCTTTTGATAGATTTATGGAATCTGCCGAAGCATTTGGTTCTAATCTAATGCCTTTACTGGAAAGAATACTAAATAATATAGTAAGTCATTTACCTGGAATAGTAGAAAAACTTGCTCAAGCACTACCAGGTCTATTACAAACATTAGTACCTACTCTAGTTCAAGCAAGTGTAGATGTATTAAAAGCATTGGTAGAAGCACTACCAGATATATTAAAAGTATTAGTAGAAATGCTACCAGCAATAATAAGCACTTTAATAAAAGGTCTAGGAGAAATAGTAATTGCTTTAGCTGATGCACTACCAGACTTAATACCAACAATAGTAGAAGCTATATTAGAATTAATACCTGTACTATTAGAGAACTTACCACTATTCATTGAAGCAGGTATAAAATTATTAATCGGTTTAGGAGTTGGAATTATAAAAGCTATTCCAAAACTAATTGCCGAAATTCCAAAGATATGGAGTGCATTAAAAAAAGCATTTGGAGAAATGCCAGGTAAAATGCTATCAATAGGTAGTGATTTACTTAAAGGTTTATGGAACGGAATTAAAAATGCAAAAGACTGGGTAATAGATAAGATTAAAGGTATAGGAAAATCAGTATTAAATGCAGTTAAGGGTATTTTTGGAGTACACTCACCTTCTACTGAATTTGCTTTTATCGGTAAGATGAATATGACAGGTTTAAAAGAAGGTATGGAAAATATGCAACCTGAAATACAAAAGACAATTGATAGTATGTTTGATTTAAGTCCAACTTTAACAGGTTCAATGGATAATACATTAAGTCCAAACATAATAGTAAATAATGAAATGAATTTACATACTGATCCATTAGGACAAACAGTTGGACAAATAAAGACTTTTGCTAATGGTTCTAAAAATGATTATAACTATGGGATGGGAGTGTAAGTATGACAATAACAATAGATGGTATTGAAGTATTATGTGGAGATAACTTTACAATAAGTCAAGAAATGCTTAACACTCCTTCTGTTATTTTAAATAACGTATATCCAAAGAGTTGGGAAACTGATAAAGACTATACAAGTAGTTTCTATCATCCAGCTGATTATTCACAATGTTTAATAAGAGATGAGAATAATAACTTATTATTTTGTGGAGTTGTTAAGAATTCTGGAGATATAAGTCTAAACCCTAGACATCCACACTACTCTACTCTACAAATACTAGATTATAAGACATTTTTAAGTGAAGGAGAATCATTAGACTTTGTTATAGCAAATAAGACTATTTTAGAAGCATTACAGGACATTATTGAAGTAATTAGTCCATATGGTTTCGAACTAGGAAACGTGTCTATAATTGGAGAAAATGAAGTAATAGGAGCATACTCAACAAAAGATAAAACTGCTTATGATGTATTTAACTACATAGCTGATATAACACAGTCAAGATGGACTACAAGAGTTTTAGGGGTTGGTAGAGTTGCAATAGATTTCTATGATCCTTCTTTAATGCCACAGGGAACTCAAATTAATTATAATAATACCTGGTTTACTAATAACAAAATAATTGATATGAGTTATAACTATGGAACTTGGGACTATAGAAATAAGCAAGTAATGACATCTCAAGAAGTATATGGAAACATAATACAAAACCAAACAATTGCTTATGATGGATATGCTACTCAACTATTAACTGAATATCCAATAGGAACAATAACAAGTATCACAATAGATGGTGTAGAAAAGAGTTTTGCTACTAATGATGAAAAAGATTTAGGAATATTTGCGGATTTCTACTACACAATAAATAACAATTTCTTTGAAAAGAACACTAATATAGGAAGGGGAAATGTAATCAATATTTCTTATTACCCTATAGTAGAAGGTAGACAAATAATAAACAATTCAGTTGAAATAAGTAGAGTTGCAACAAGTACAGGAGTAAAAGGAGTAATAGCAAGATATGAAAATAGAAACGATGCTACTACTTCAAATGAACTACAAAAGATAGGACAAAGTTATATCAAATATAAAGGTGTACCTGAAATCAAACTAACAATTAAGAGTGAATCAAATATCTGGAACATAGGACAAAGAGTACAATTTAATGCTCCTATAGATGAATTAGATACTGAATATATGGTAAAAAGAAAAGACATTAACTATTTAGTAAATGCAGATAAAATCTTTTATACATATGAATTGACATCAAGTTTTAATAGTGAAAGTGCAATAAACTACTTTGATAACCAAAGAGCTAAAGCAAATGGAAATATAAAGGAAGGACAAAGTGTTTCAAGAAATGTAGATATAGAAGAAATAGCAAATATAATTTTCTATGATACAACTACAACTGAATTAAGCATAACACCAAACAATGAACTACAAAGTAGTCTTGAAACAATATTAGGTGGATAGTATGACTCAAGAATTAAAAGAAGATATATTAAACTATATAACTAATAACATAACTCCAACTGATAAAGATGATACTCAAATATTAGAGAAAGTAGAACAACGTATAAAGCAACAATATAATGAACTTTTACCAGAATACTGGCAAGATTTAAGAATAACGGGAATTATAAAATCATCAACAAATGGCAATTATATCTTATATGGTGGTTATATTGTAAAAAATGGGGAATATATAGAAAGTGATTCTAGGGGTTTAATTCTAATATTAGATGCTTATTTAAACCCAATTAAATCAATATATAAGTTTTCTTCAGGAACACTATTAAGACCTATCCAAAAAATGATACAAGTTGAAGATGGAACATTTGTAGCAGTAGATAGCACAATATTTACACGAAAAGAAGATAGAAGGCAAATACAAACTAATACCAAGAGATTTATTATGTTAAATAATATCTCAATAAAAGATACAACAAATGATTATAGAGTAATATTAAGAACATCTTATAATATACCCTACTCTAACTTTTATTGTATAGATATGTTAAAAAACCCTAATTCTGCTCATTATGTTATGGCAGGAGCTATGTATATACCATATAATTCCAATATTCACTTACATAGTGTAAGAGTAATAGAATTAAAGGTAAATGTAGGAGAAGCAAATGAGTGGACTGAAAAGACTGCACCTACAAACAGATCGTGGATATATGGTGGTTTTTATGGAGAATTTGATAACGATGATATTTTAACTTGGAAAGCTATTATGACATATAACGAAAACCACCAAGTAGCATTATATAGCTGGGATGGAACTAATTTAAAAACTATATTAAATCATTCAAATACATTAGAACCTTATGTAGACTCTCTATCAATGAATAACCAAGCTCAATTTATAAATAGAGATGAATTATATTTTGTAGTCAATAATCAAAGATGGGGAAGTTCAACTCAACCACGTTATATAGGTTTATATAAATATGATTATAGAACTGCACAAGTAAAAGAAATTTTTTATAAATACATAGGAGATTATGATAATCTTACATCAAGAGAAGGAATATTTATAACAAGTTTAAATGGCAACTTATATATAAATTATAATGATAACTATAACTATACTAATAAAACAGCTAATTATAGTTATCAAAGACTTGTAAATGATACTTGGAGTCCAATATTATTATATGAAAATGTTTTATATAGTATGGAACGTGAGTTAAGTTTTACGGATAATACTTATAACTTAATATCAAATATTGAAATTAATTCAAATCTAAATGCTACTTATTGGAATTTTATAACAACAAAAGAGATTTATAATAATACTAACTATAATGGTTTACCATATACCGACTATAATTCAATGATAGCAGATACAGGGTTGCTATATGGAGAAGATGGAATATTATTTGCAAGAGATATATATAATAATACAATGATAGAAGGAACAACCACTTCAACACTACAAGTACCCAACACTTTATTAAATGATGTCGATATAACTCAAAAGAAACTATTAGGAGAAACAAATACAGTTCTAATAAACGATACCAGAACAATAACAAAGAATATATATGAAACATTATATATAAATTTTATAAGGAGTTTAGCAGTAAAGGATGAAGATACAAATACTTATTACCCTACTACTGCAACTTATATAAATCAAAATATAAATACAGGTACAAAACAAAATTGTGAAATGTCTTTTGTAGGAAAAGTACGAATCAATTATCAAGATAGTACATTAATGCAAACACTAGAGTGGACTTTTAACGTAGATCATTATGAAACAAGTTTTGTAATAGATACTCACGATGAAATACCAACATCAATAGACTTTATGAGTAATGATGAAACGACAATATATATAACAAAGAACTTAACTTTACAAAGTAATAAATACTACAAAGTAAATCAAAAGTTAAGGATAGAATAAAGGAGATGATTATATGGCAATAGCTGAAATATCTTTTAGTGATAAAAGTGATATTAATACAACATCTACACCAGAAGTAAATAAAATAACTGCTTCAAACTTAAACGAAATCAAATCAGTAGTAAATACTAATGCTAATTTAATGGGAGATTTAGAAACCTTAACAACAAGTGATAAAAGTTCAGTAGTAAATGCTATCAATAGTAAGATAACATCTTATAACATAGTAGCAGGTACTCCAGTAAAGACAGGTAAACAAATAGAAGGATATGATGAATATGTAGTAAGAGTAAATCTAGGAAGTTTACCAAACAATGCAAGTAAAGATTATTCTTTAGGTTTTTCAATAAACCAATTAATAAATGTAGAAGGTAGTTCAGTAAGAGCAAGTGATGGCAATATATTCCCACTACCATTTGTATCTACTGAACCAAGTGCAAATATAACAGTTTTAATGTTTAACACAAGTACATTAAGAATAACTACAGGAAGTGATAGAAGCAATTTAACTGGGTACTTGAATATTTACTATATATAGAAAGGAGTTGATTAGATGAATATTAAAGTAAATTCTCATACATTAGAGATAGAACAAAACATAGATATAAATGCAGGAGAATATAATATAACAACTTTAAACTTTGAATTCAGTGAAGAATACGAAGGACTAACAAAAATGGCAGTATTTTCAAATTGTGAAACAATATTAAAGACTGCTATATTAGATAATCAATGTACAATACCATTTGAAGTATTAGAAGAACCTGGACAAGTTCTATTAGGAGTATATGGTTATGAAGGAGAAGGAGAAGAATTAGAATTAAGATATTCTCCAGAACCACAATACTTTAATGTAAAATATGGTTCTTATCAAAATGGTGGAGAACCTGAAATACCACCAAAAAGTGAGTGGGAACAATTAGTAGAAGAAATAAATGAAGCAATAACTGAAACAAATAATCTAAATATATCAGCTACAAAAGAGAATCATACTACTACAATAACTATTACTCATAAAGATGGAACTGAACAAGAAGTAGAAATACTAGATGGAGAAAAAGGAGAAAAAGGAGATAAGGGTGATCCAGGAGCAGTACATATGATAGTAGTACAAACCCTACCTACTCACGATATAGATGAAAGTGCTATCTATCTAGTACCATTAGAAAACCCTACTGAAGAAGGCAACAATTATGCCGAATATGTGTATATCAATAATCAATGGGAACTACTAGGAAAAATAGGAGTACAAGTTGACTTAACTGATTATGTTAAATTTACTGATTATGCAAGTGATAGTACAAGTGGAGTAATAAAAGCAGGAAATGGTTTAGGAGTGCTTACTAATAGTGGTTATATCTATGGAAAAGCATACACTTATGCTCAATATCAAACAATGCCTACAACTAATGTAATATCTAAAGCAACTTTGGATAATGTAATCACTGGTAAAGGTTTAGTAAGTAATACTGACTATGCTACAAGACAAGTTGGTGGTGTTGTTAAATATGGAAATTACTTAACATTGGATAATGGTACTACTTTTGCAGAAACTTTAACTAATGCACAATATCAAAGTGCAGGTAATGGTTCATTTATAAGTAAAGGTACTTTGAATAATGTGTTAGATGCACGTATAGGAGATATTAATTCAGTATTAGATGCTATTAATGGAGAAAATATATGATTTGGAAAACATTAAAAGATAACTCTCGTTATTCTGTAAGTGATGCAGGAGTAGTCAAGAGAAATGCTTATAAGAGAGTTGATAAATTAGGAAGAACTACTCAAATGAAAGAAATGATATTAAAAAATCAAATAGATAAAGATGGTTATTATAGAGTATCAATAATATATAAAGGTAAGCAAAAATTTATTCCAATTCATAGATTAGTAGCAAAAACATTTATTGACAATGAAAATAATCTACCCTGTATAAATCACAAAGATGAAAATAAATTAAATAATTGTGTAGATAATTTAGAGTGGTGTGATGTTTCATATAATAATAACTATGGTTTAAGACAACAAAGAGTAAGCAAAACACTAGGAAAAAAAGTAATTGGTTCAAAAGGTAATAGAACTTTATTGTTTAATTCTGCAAATGAAGCAGAAAGATACTTTACAGGAAAAAAAGGTTCTAATATATCTAAATGTGCTAATGGAAAACTAGAAACTGCTTATGGTTATAAATGGGGGTGGGCATAATGGGAACTACTGCAGAAAAATTAACTTATCTTAATGAAACAAAAACACAATTAAAAGATATGCTTAATTTAGGTGGTGCAAGTTTAACAACTGAACCATTTAGACAATATGTAGATACATTAAAAAATAGATACCTTTACTTTATGAATAATGGAACACAACAAGTATGGGATAATTGGGAAAAAGTATCAGGAGAAGGTACTGAAATAACCCTAAATAATACCGAAGAAGCACCAATGAGTTTAGTATATAAAGGAAATACTTATCAAGATAGTACAACAGGGACTAACCTCTTATACTACCCTTATGTTGACACGCCAAATAGTCCAAAAACTGTGGCAGGAGTAACTTGGACTGATAACGGAGATGGAAGTATTACTGCAAGAGGAACTGCCACAGGTTATTCGGATTTC